TAGGCTCATATTTTCTTTTTACCCTTTATTTCCCCCCGTAGTCGTCCCGATTATTCACCCCAATTGCGCCATGATACACCTGAGTTAAGATCGGACGTGTGGGAGAAGATGCCACTGTTTTTTTTCGAGGTTGTGAATGAAGGTGGTTTGTAATATTCGCCCGTGCTTGGTGTTCGAGCGAGTACGTCTAAGCCTATGGATAAAGCGTCAATCTGATCGTCGTGTTTTCCAGACGGGAACGTTTGGCATTCGTCATGGAAAGTGTCTAACCAAGTCGCGCTGTCTGGTAGCAGTACGCGACCACCTTCTATTAATGGTAAGACCGCCGATAGGCGTGTAACTTTATCTGTAGATATGCGGTACGGGATTACAGCAACGCCACTTTCCCGTTTAAGTTCTTGTATCAGAGATTGACCCGACGCTTTATCTTCGATGTAGATGCCGCGAAGTCCTTTGCCGCGCCATTGGTTGTTGAGCATAATCATCTTGCGCTTGAGGTCGGGAAACTCGTAGCGGTCACGGTGTATGTCTACAATGTAAATGTCGCCCGACTTGTCGAGTCCCATTGTGATCATAACGGAATAGTCGGATGTAGACTTAACCTTGAATGCTGTGTCGGCTGCGATGATTAACGAGTTGAATTGTTCGGGCTTCATGTCAGATGGGTAGGTACGCCACCAGTTAGCCTTAATTAAGTTCCCCCCTTCGATGAATGGGGACTGTTGATATAGGGATGCAAACTCTCGCGGGTTCAGACGTTCACGGCGTTCTAGATCGTCTAAAGAAAATCTGTCGGGCCATAGGGCAATTCTTTCAGTGACAGGCATATACCTTTTTTGTTTGCTGATATTACGGGCTTGGTCTGGTGTGATGTAGTTAGGGTCGTCGCTTGGGAGTTGTCTCCTGTCTTTCCCTTCTACACCTCGGACTACTTTCTCAGTAATCGCTTGGAAGTTAATATGTTCCCACATACCATCGCGCCAATCGTCTGTTTCCATGAGGCGACCAGCTATGTCGTCGGGATGCCAGCGAGTGAGAATGATTATTTGCGATGGAGCTTGACCATCTAGGTCGGGTTGCAGACGGGTTGATAGGCCAGATACATAAAAATCCCACACTTTGTTGCGCTGGGTTGCGCTTTCTGCTTCTTCACGAGACTTTAGTGGGTCGTCTAGTAGCAGAATGTTGGCTGCACGGCCCGTTGTCGTACCCCCGACACCAATAAAATAGGCCGCGCCACCCCCTGTTGTACGCCATTGGTCTACTGCACGGCTGTCTTGAGACATTTCTAGGTCGGGAAATGCTTGCAATGTAAGGGGATCGTTCACTAAATCACGTACTTGTCGCCCGAAATCGGTAGCAAGTTGGCTGTTATAGGACGTTGACATGATGAAACGGCTAGGTTTTCGCGCCATAAAGTAGGCGGGAAAGAACACACTCCCGAATGTAGACTTGCCGTGACGCGGCGGCATGGTGATTAATAGGTTACGTGGACCGATACCCTTCTCTAATTTGTCCAATGCACCGATAAGTGTCTTGTGAAAGTCTGGTAACTTCCACTTCGGGTTGTGAAGTCGGATGAAACCGTCAAAACATTCCTCTGCCCTTTTTAATTTAAGAAGGTGTTTCGCTGCTTCTTGTGGTGTTAGCATCTATCTCTCCTTCCTCTACTACTTCCGCGTCTAGTATGTTGTTCATCCCCATCGCTATTTCTTCTAGCTGGGCGCGAGACAATTTGTCGGGAGTGTCCGACATCAAATGTTCATGCTGAACAAACTGTGCAGTGAGGTCGGGCATGACTTTGTTGAGTAAGGCGGCAAACACACGAGCTTGTGTTGGGTTCCAACCTTCTTCGTGTCTGCCCATCACAACTTCGTGGGCTTCAGTTAGTTGTTCGGATACTTTCGACATGATGTCGGCGCGAAGTCTTCCCACTTGCGCGGGTGTCAACTTTTTCTCAGGTGGTAATGTTTTTCTTGGTAAGCGTCCCATAAGGTTTCCTGACGTTTTCAATTTTGCTAAGATTTCTCGGAAGGGTGAGTAACTGTAATTCCAAAAATGGACCTTGTGGATCGACCATGCCGCCCCCCTTTCAGGAATTTGACACAGTTTTTGCCACACATTCTTTCTATCTTATTGATTTTATTGGTCTTTTTAGCCCTCTTTTATAGGTTTATTTGCTGTTTTTTCGGGTCAAAAACGTTTTCAAATGTGGTCTTTGAGCCTTAAAACATTGGGTTTTTCAATGCCACAACCAAACTTTACCAAAAAACCAAACTCGGATCGTCCCCTATACGCGCGACCAACATCGAAGATGTTGAGGATTGATTTGGGGTATCGAAAACACAAACTTGGAGAACTAATCATGTTTACAATCAATCTTAATCAAAACGTTATCAATCAATTATTTGAACTTCACGAAAATCCAGAACCAGAACTATCAAATGAAACCATAGCTGTTCTTGATCAAATCGAATTGCAGCATGGCCCAGTTAGTCCAGTTTCGGCTTTGGACGGTTCAGTAACTTTTGAATATCTTTAATCAGAAAAGGGGAAATACTATGACAAACATCGTTAATACTTTGGAAAACAAAGTCATTAAAGCAATCAAATTACAAAGCAATCCAAACGCTATCCATAGTCCAGAAGTCTATTACTGGAAAGCAATAGCCTATTGCGATTGTATCCAATATTTCACTAACGACAAAGACCGCTTTGATTGCTTTGACCGATTAAGAGAACGAGCCAAAACAAGAAAGCCAGCATTTAGCTGATTTACCTATTAAAGCAGCCTCAATTTTGGGGCTGTTTTGATGCGTAAATTCCTTACGCGCGACCAAGACTGAAAGTCTTGAGGATTATTTTTCAACATAACAATCAAACCAAAGGAGGCCAACAATGGCACAATCAAATATTTTAAACAATACAGCAATGGCACTAATCAAGCTTATGGAAACCGAGGGGATGAACTGGACTAAGCCTTGGACAACTACAACCAAGAACAAAGGTCAACCAATATCAATTTATAAGAAAGATTACAAAGGGATCAACAGACTAATCCTTGGTATGGAAATGGCTATGAATGGCTATGGTTCGCCAGTTTTTGCAACATTCCAAAAGTGGAAGCAAGTCGGAGCTAAAATCAAGAAAGGATCGACAAGTCACGAAGTGGTTTTCTTCAAGACACTATTCAAATCAGAGACAAACGACAAAGGAGAAGAAGAACAAATCAAGATACCATTACTCAAAACTTACAGAGTTTTTAATGCTGATCAAGTTGAGGGTTGGGACGGCAATTGGCTAACGGAAGGAGAAGAACAAACACAAGATTGGAACGACGTAGAACTAGCTGACTTGATAGTTGAGAACAGCGGAGCAGAAATCAATCACGTCAATCAAGACAAAGCTTTTTATATGCCATCTCAAGATATGATTTGTATGCCAGAAAAAGCTCAATTCAAAGATGATAGCGGCTACTATGGAACGATGTTCCATGAACTTGTTCACTGGACAGGACATAGCTCAAGACTTGATAGAAAATTTGGAACAAGAAAAGGAAATGATAACTACGCAAAAGAAGAACTTGTAGCAGAACTTGGTGCGGCAATGCTTTCAGCTATTGCCAAGGTTGATGCCGAACCAAGAGCCGACCATGCTCAGTATCTAAATGGTTGGATCAAGGGATTAAAAGATCAACCAAAGATGATCCTTACAGCAGCTTCCAAAGCAGAGAAAGCAGCACAATTTATTATCGACCAATCAACACAGAACAGCAAAGAAGTTGGGGAGTTAATAGCAGCATGATCAAAAGAAAATATCAATTAGAGATAGCAAAACTACAACTTAGATTTGCTTCTCAAACTATAGGCATGGTGATTTTCACCATGCTTATTTTTAATCTACCAGAACTTATTCAGAAATACGGAAGGATGATAGAACTATGGCTAAAGTAGGATGGTTAAACGAACAACAAATATCAGAACTGGTGACAGTATGCCACGACAGTTATGAAATGCAATGCGATTGGGGCAGAGCAAAAATGGCAGCAGCAGAATATTCAATAGATGAATGGGGAGTTGCACCAAGTTTAACAGCAACATTGCTAGTCTACAAAAGGGCAAAGACAGCATGGCATGGAACAGTAATGAAAGTAAAAAAGGAGAATAAAAAATGGAACTAATTGTAACAGTAGAACATCACTACGGAGAACGTCGAGTTTATCCAGAGTGTGACAAGTCAAGATTGCTTGCCAACATTGCAAACAAAATGACTCTAACCGAAGCAACAATAGAGATAATCAAAGACCTTGGCTACACGTTCAAGGTTAAAGAGGAGGAAATATAATGGAACAACTAGAAATGTACTTACCTACTCATTGGCTAACAGCAATCTTTAACGATGATCAAACTGGCTTCACCGATGAAGACCAAGAACAGTACAACGCATTTATCAAAGACATGAATAGTCAACACTGTAATTGGCGCGAACTTGATGCCACACAAGAACCCCATTTTATGACTAATCACGATGCTAGAAAGTACGGAGTGTTAGCTTGCGATGTAGTGACAGTAACCTTTGCAGTACCAGAACAAGTTGACGAACCAGAAGAAACAAAGACTGAATACTGTTATCGAATGGGGTTTGATATGTAGCCTCGCGTATGCGCGACCAACCCCAAGGGGGTTGAGGATTTATAACCATTGTCGGAAGGAGACAACATGAAAGTAAGATACGAACAATATTTAGAA